TGTCCCATGGTCGTGACGATTCGACGGACAGCAAGCGCCGAGGTCGGATACCTGTACCTGTATGCCCAGTCGGTCTTCCAAGGGGTGGAGTCTTCGTCTGAGACCAACGCTAACTCAGAGTAGGCTTTTGCAAAAGGCCAATGGAAATCACGCAAAAACCGCTCGACGCTTTGGTCGTAAACGACTCGGCATGCGGCTGCCTCAACCGAGTTCTCTTCAATGCTGGTGATGAAGCTGCTGATCCCAATGCGGGATAACGCAGTGTTGCAGATGTTGACTTTGTTGATTGGCATAAAAAAAGACGGCTCCCTCGCCATTATGCGTGAAGGAGCCGTCAGTTGAAGGATCCCGAAGAATCTAATCCACGGGTATCCTTACATTTTTACTGCGTGACTCGCCGGCGACGTCGCGTAGGAGCAGTTTCAAGGCCGCCTTCATCGGGTTCATCCGATTCAGCTTCCTCTAACGGTTCTGGATCCAGCTTCTGCATCCACGTCTTAGAAAACCATTCCAGACTCGGAAGCGTAAACTCAGACCCCACCGGCTTCAGTTCGGAGTGAATGAAGCCGGGACGAATCGCCCTAACGCGAAATCCATTTTCAGCCATAATTAGCGAATCGCGACTGCGTCAGTGTAAATCTTCTGAGCCGTCACGCCACGCACCAGCGCTGCCTTAACGGTTGCAGCAGGACTTCCCGTGCCGCCGACCGTGTAGTTTAAGCGCAGGAACTTCTCGTAGTCGCCATAAGGCAGGCAAGCAATCAGCACTTGCCCACCGGCGGCTGGAAGCGGGATGGCAGCAGACGTGTACAGCGTAACCGGAGTGCTAAACCCCGAGGTATCGTCCGTCTGAAGCGCCACCGTCAACGTAGGGGATGTCCCTGCTACTCCGGTCACATTGACCTGCAGGTAAATGTCCTCGCCGACACCCAAGTCCCTTGCGGTATTGGAGCCAAAGGCAGTGTTACTGAACAACGGTTGAAGATCCAGAATGTCAGTGCTCGCGGTCGTTCCCGAAGCAAGCACCTGATTATCCGAAAACAGATTTTGACGATCAATAATAGCCATAGTGAGTATCCTCTCTTTCTAATTTTTGTTGACCTTACACAACTGCAGCTTCTGTCTCAAGGATTTGATCAACCGTTTCGATTGGAATCCCACGGAATTTGGTGATTGGCTTGCCATCGAAGTTGTCGATAGAAAGCTGATTCCCGGCTTTTGTGAGCGCCTGAATATCAAGCATTTCACGAACCGTGCGATTGCAGTAAAACACTGCCCGACCTGAGCCGAGAGCAGGAATGCGGTGAATCGCCTTGATCATCAACTTGGTCAAGTCAGCAGCGCTGGACTCTGCAACGAGGTTGCCCACGTTGATGTTTGCGATACGCACGGCATAGCGCCAATCACGCACTGCCAATCCGCACTTCCATTGCCAACGGTCAACGAACGCCTTCATGCGTCCCGTACCGATGCCAGTGCCAGTCTGGATGAGTTGCTCTCCGAGATCCTCATGCGTGAGTCCAGCCTTGGAACCTTTGGGATAAATCCCGTGGATGGTGTTCTCGCCCCACACAATCAACCAGACACTGGTGTTGTCGGACGAGCCACTTGGGTTAGGACCAGAAAGCACGTTTTGAGCAATGGTCCCGCTGAGCGAGTTGTAGCGAGGAGCAAACCCGGTGAATGCCTCTGGAGTCGTGTTCCCGTTGCCGTAGAACAGATACTGAGCCATCGACTGGTTCATTGCCTCGACGAACGCTCCTGCTTCCGACAAGCGGAATCCAGAGTCGTTTCCGTTGAGACGCACAAGATCGACGTCGCACTCCGAGATTGCCTCGAGCATTGCGCACTGTTCGTCAATTTGCGCCGTGGTTGATTTGCTCGGGGTTACGCCCTCGTTCAACCGGCGAGCAGTAATCGTCGGCAATCCGGTGCGGACAGTCGTGCGATGTCCGGTCGGAAGGTTGCCCTCTTTCCAGAGCATTCCATCAAGGATGGAGTTGTTCTGCTTGAGGAGTTCGACGATTGCTTGGATTTTCCCATCGGGGTCAATGCGCTTGGCAATGTCCGAAAGGGTTGCGACATTAGATGATAGAATAGCCATAGATTAACTTTCTTGCTGAGCCGACATGCTCGGATACATCAAGTCGGCGATTCTGCGAGAGTCTCGGGGTTGAGCCTGAGCTTGGACGAACCCGTCCTCCTTCATTGCCTTCCCAATGCGCGACAACAGGCGGATTAACTCCACGTTGTTGCCGTATCCTGACTCGCTAATTTCTTTTTTGAATTCAGGAGTCCCGAACCGATCGAGAACCGATCTAGCGCTTCCCAATGCTGATTCAAGATTCTGTCCACCAACTTCCTTGTCCGCTCGAGTTTGCTCTGCCCACTTGGTTTTTTGCTCCTCAACAATAGCCGCGATTCGTTTTTCTCCCTCGGCCCTCATTTGGACGTCGCGGTCTACGATCTTCTGCGCAGCCTCTTTTGATAAGCCAAGTTCCTTGGCAAGGGCTTTCGTAGAGCTTTCGTAGTAAGAAACGTCAACGCCCTCTTCCCGTGGGAAGTTGAAAACGTAATCTACTTCTTGTTGTTGGGCATTCGCGTTCCCAGCATTTGCATTCTGGCCGGCCTGAGCAGCAGACTGTTGAGTCTGTTGCGGTGCTGGCGCTGACTGCCCTTGCTGAGCCTGCGAATTCTGCTGCGTGGGATCTGCTGGTGTAGCCTCGAGACCCCCGGGTAATTCGGTTGGCATAAGTTAAAAGTAACGATTTCCCGCAAAAGTAAACAACTATTTCAACTGGCACTCCTGAGTCATCCTAACGTACTCTTCAGGAGCCACTTTCAGGAGGTCAGACAATAGCTTCAAGCCAATGTTTCGCTGCCCTTCGTTGAAGAAAGTTTCGCTATTCCCCGTGTATGAGAGTTTGTAAAGACCTGCACTCTCGAGTATTCTCCACACAAATCTTCTCCCTGAATGAGTCTCCATGACAGAAATCAAGTCCGCATTGTCTTGGTCACGTTTGCGTCGTGCCTTGCCTTCTACCTCTGCAATCTGCTGGGGGTCCGATGCGTTCATGCGTTGTTCAAAAAGAAAGATCGTTAGAGCAATGCCGGGGGTCTATTTGTAGAGGTACATCAGGATAAATCCATCCCCGCCCTTTCCTCCGCTGCCTCCTGCATACGAGGAATTTTGTGATGGGTCGTACATTGACCCACCTCCTCCACCACCGCACCCCAACCCTCCATTTGCTCCATTTCCAGCCCTATATGCGCCTCCAGCAAAAACAGCAGTCATAGAGTCTGCAGACGCTCCACCTGCGCCTCCCCAGAAGATATTGAACGTCGGATTTCCAGATACAACTGTTGCGTCAATAGTGCTGGATGACCCTGCTACGCCGGCGTAATTTACCGCACCGCCGTTGTAGTATAGCATGTAATTGCTATCCAATACATTTCCTCCATTAAACGTATTTGGAGACGTCGCGGCATCCACGCCTCCTCCTGACGCCCCTGCAGAAACGTATGTCGTTTGCGTGCTGTAAGTCACATGTGTCGGTGGAACGCCTGCCGCACCGTACATTCCTGCCCCTCCATATTGCACATTTTGCAACCATGGAGAAGCAAGTGTAAGTGTCCCTCCACTGGAGCTACTTGAAGAAGCGCCTTGCCCAAAATTTCCGCTCAAACCACCAGAATTGATGTAGTACCCACAATCTGCAATTACCGTGGTCGGGGTTCCTCCGTTTGGAACCGATGAAAATTGAAGCAGCGTTCCGGTTCCTGCCGATCCATGATTTGACTGTCCGGTCACTAAATCCGGGACACCACCAGCACCACCGGTTCCGATAATGTATGAAAGCGTTGCGTTATCAACGCACACTTTTTCTCTGTGACAGAAAATGCCGTGACCTCCACCTGCTCCGCCAGATATTGCTGAATATGAAATACTTGCCCCAGAACCACCGCCGCCACCGCCACTGCACGCATAAATGTCAGCGTAAACATATCCCGGAGGGATTGAATACGAACCGCTTCCGGGCGTTGACAGTAATACCTGAAGAATAGCGTAGGATCCTCCTGCGTTTGCTGGCTCCCATCGATTATCCGTGGCGTTCCATCCTAAAACTTGACCTCCTGACGGAGCAGCGGAGGAAACAGTCCTGCCTTGAATTTTTTGCACGGTAGCGCTTACAGAACCGCTACCGGACGCAGCCACGTCTCCAGTTAATTCCGTTATGCCGCTGCCACCACCACCCGCAGCTCCCCATGACACAACACTCCCGTTCGTTGTGAGCACCTTCCCGCTATTTCCAGTTTGACTCGGAACAAGAGCGTTGATGGCGTTTGCTGCATTGGTCTGCCCTGTGCCTCCGTTCGCAATGGCAACCGTCCCAGTGACGTTGGATGCCGTGCCTGTAAACGCAGTGGTTTGGGTTGTGTTGTCTCCGAACTTGATGCCGCTCGTGTCCACGGACAAGGCAACCGCTGCGTCTGGCGCAACGCCAACGCCAACACGTCCGTTGTTTGCTACAACAAATGCGGTTGCGTCTGGGTTCGCCTCATCTTCCACTCGCAGGGCTTCGCCTGTGCCAAGTTGAGTAACACGCAGGGCTGGGAGAGTGTCGGTAGCCTGAATCGTTTGCCTAGCACCAAACGTGTTTGGTTCTGCTGTAGCGGCAACGGAATTCACGGTAATGCTGCTTCCCCTGTACTGAATCAAATTGTTTCTAATCCAAACATCTCCAACTGCTGGAGAAGTTGGCTGAACACCACTGGATCCAAGGTTCAGTGGAGCAGACGCAGTCGTAGCCGCAGGGAGCGTGAGCTTCCCCGTCATGGTATCCCCCGCCTTCAGCACCGTCGTGCCGCCCTCAGTCACCTTGCCTGCAACCGCTCCAAAATCCGCTGCGATTGTTCCAGTGCTTGTGATTGTGCCGCCTGTTAGCCCTGTGCCTGCTGTGACGCTGGTGACTGTTCCGCTTCCACCGCCGCCTCCTGCGGTCGTTTGAATCGTGCCGTCTCCAAATTTAATCCCCGTGGTATCCACCGACAACGCAACTGATGCGTCTGGAGTCACCCCGATGCCAACGCGCCCATTGTTCGCCACAGCAAACCGAGTGCTATCCGGTGTTGTCTCGTCGTTGACAACCAAGCTGTTTCCAGAACCGAGGTTTGTTATGACAACGGCATCGCTTGTCGCTGTAGCGGTATTTGAAATTGATGCTGACGTGCCTGTTCCGCTATTGGTTACCGTCAGTGCAGTCCCCGCTCCAACGCCGATTGTCTGCGGTTGATTGAAGGTGTTTGATAGGGATGTAGCGGCAACTGCACGAGAAGCTGGTCCTGTTGAGTCTCGATAGCTGAGAGCACCTTGGTTTGAAATCCAGATATCACCATCCGAAAGTGTAGTTGGTGAACTGCCAGCAGTTCTTGATCCAACGCTCAGTTTTGCAATCGTATTGTCAGCAGCAGCAGTGAGTTTGCCGGTCATCGTGCCGCCAGAAGTTTGCACCGCTCCCGTGATGCGCGAATCGTCACCTGCTGCTACCGTGTTTGCAGTCGTCCCAATGCTCTTGGTTGCGGCATCACCAAGACCCAAATTGGTTCGCATGCCGGCCTGATCCACAGACCGCATGAACGTGTCAACGCTATTAGTTACTGGTACGTCAGGCATATACTAGGGTACAATGTATCGGAAACCGTCTGGTGTGCGGAAGAAAAACCCGTCAAAAGTCTTGTAGTAATGAATCACCGCCGGTGTTGATGAACCGCCCTTTAAAACAACCTGCGAGGTTGCTGCTATGGATATTTCGATTTCCATTAGTCGTTGAACAAGCGGACAATCTGCGTTGCCGATGTGTTGGTATTCAAAACTCTAATTACTTTCACCGGGAAAAACCCGGCCGGTGCTCCGTGAAAAGTAACGACATCTCCCCCTGCAGTCATAACTCTGATGTTCCCTGATCCGCCAATGTACAGCGTCGATGGAGCAAACTGAGTTGTGTCGTTTGGCACTACATCCACAGCACGGGTAGGCTGAGTAACCGTGTCGCGGATTACGGAGTTTACTCCGTCATTGATTGCTGCGGGATTCGTGTTTGCCATATGTCTACTAGGATATCGCTCTGCTGAGCATGCTTTCTCGAGTTGTGTCAGCTTCTGAGAGCAACTTCGCTCCTTGCGCTGCCTGAGTCAAATTATCAACCATCTGTTGTCTCTGCGCGGCTATTGCACGCTGCTTCCGAATCTCAGCCACAACCTCGTCGGGACGCACAACCTTCTGTGGCACTCCGAGCATGTCTCCATATTCGTCTACCACTTGGTCCATGTCGATTTTGTCGAGAATCTCAGGGTACGCCTGCGCTAAATTTCCTGCGAATCCGACAAACCGCTCAATGCCTGCTGTGGCAACTAGCTTCTGCGCCTGAGCCATGATGCTCACGTACTCAACTTTCAGTTCCTGTCCTGCAATGTCCGGTGGCGCAGGCGGAATCAATCCTCTGCGCAGCATCATTGCGAACGTCCGGTCAATCAGCGGATCCAGCAAATCCTCATTCTGGCGCTCAAGCACCGGACCAAGCATCAGCAACTTCTCTTCATGCCTCTCCTCAATCTCGCGTGCTGTAATCTGCCTCCGGTCACTGTTTGCCAGCATCAAAAACAAGTCTTCGTAGAAGCATTTCTTCACTCTCTGCGAAGTTTCCTGAATCAAAACCTGCAACTCCCCAAGCGGCATCTTTACTTCGTGAGCCGGCTTAAACCCGGCCTGCCCTTGATTGCCGTCAACGTAGGTGATGTCCCCGGGGAGAAGCGAAGCCTTTTGGTTTCTCAACGACATAGGAGCCGTCATTGGAGGATTCACCATCTTGTCGATCGACTGGATCATCCTCCGTTGCATCGCTTGGAGTTGCTTGATATCCCCAAGCGCATCCATCCCCGGGGACATCCCGTAGACGTCTTCCCCGGTGACCGACCACCGAGGAGCCATGATTGGAAACTCATCAAATCCACTCTCGCTCAACATCCCCTCATCTTCTTCTGCACCAACCTCCCAATAAACAGATGCGTACTTCTTGAATTTTGCCAGCAACTTGCCCTCGTTGTAATCCTCGTTTGGCATCACAAGTTGCGCCACATCAATCCATTCCTCGTAATTGCCGTTGTCCCACAAGTCTCGAGTCCGCTTGGTGACGTTGTCCTTCCCAAACTGCTGAACCAGTTGCCGAACTGTCATACTGTACTCGCGCATGAACGTGTCAATTGACAGTCTGGCGTTTTGTGACAGGCAGTATTGCCCGATTGGGAATGTGTGGCATCTGATTACATCAGCATCGTCTTCAAGCACTGCCATTGCCGCAGTGCCAAACACGCCCTCATCGCCGTAAAGCAGCGGTAAAGCGTTGTACAAGTTAGATTTAAGGAAGATTGTCCGCATCCGTCGCGTGACATCGTCCAACCACATCTTTACCGGACCGAACTCAGAAAGTTCAGGGTCTGGCGTTGAAAGCATGAACCATGGTCGGGCCGGCGAAGTAAGCCCCGACATCATCCCTGCCTGCAAGTTGCGTGATGCCAGCGTTGCCGTCGAATCGATGATCTTCTGGTTTTTTCGGTCGCCCCTGTTTCTTTCTGACAGAGTAAATCGAGACCGGCGAGGTAACACGTAATCCGACAAATCTCGCCAATGCGGCATAAATGACTCTCGCTCACGCCTTAATGCGTTGCGCATCCGCTCGAGTTTTTGTCGTTTTGTCTCCATGCTATTCCCCTAACAGAGTTCCTCTACGGCGCTGCTCTTCCATAAGCCCCAGCATTTCTTCCTCCTGCGAATTGCTGCCAATCATAGTGCGAGATTCAGTTGGATTTGATGAGTATTGGCCTCGCTCAAATG